CCATGTTGCAGTATCAAGAACTGGAACATCAACAAGACTTTATTTGAATGGAGTTCAAGAAGGTTCTACTTATAATGATACCAATTCTTATGTGCAATCTCAAGTAAAAGTAGGAAATAGTTTTAACGGTCTTCTTGGATTTTTTGGATATGTAGATACCACTAGATTATCTATAGGAATATCAAGATATACCAGTTCATCATTCACTGTTCCATCTGTAGAAATTGATCCACTTGGTTCTCCATTCTATCTGGATGAATATACTAGATTACTGTTGCTTTATAATGGAAGTACAAATCAAGTAATTATTGCAGATAGTGCTTATGGAATTGCAATACCAAGTTACAGAACATATACAGATGTAACTGGTGTAACAAATGGTTTTGGTGCTGGTGCAGTATTTGATGTTTATAGAACTGGCACTCCTACTTATACTGTAACTTTTAAACCAGGGCAAGTTATTACAGGATTGGGATATGCTCCTAATGACACAATTACTGTTAATGGTACTATCTTAGGTGGAAGTTCTGGAACCAATGATTTAACAATCACAGTAACTACTGTTGATGGTAATGGAAGAATAACTTCGTTCACATCTTCGGGAACAGCATTCTCTGGAAATGCTACGTTTACTGGTCTTTCAGGAACACTTACTGGAGATGGAGCTTTATTTAATATTACCAAATCTATTGGTTCATATAACGTTTCCATCGATTCCCCTGGATCTGGATATTTTACTGGATATCAACTTAAAATCCTTGGAACTTTATTGGGAGGAACAAGTCCAACAAACGATTTAACGATTACTATTAATAGAACTATTCCAGATAATTCTACAAGAGGAAGAATATCTTCAGTAATTGCATCTGGAACTCCAAGTACTGGTACAGTTCTTAATTTCTTCCCATCAGTATCACTTTCCGAATTAACAACTTCTCCAATTGCAGATGCTGCTTCAATTTCGCACTCTTCATTGGCAAGGTTTGAAGTAACATTTGCAAATGCACATGGTCTTGTTCCTGGAGATACAATTACATCAACAGTAACTTCCGCTGGTGCTGGTCATAGTTTAGCATCTGGACCTTTTGTTATTGATAGTGTCCCAGAGTTAAATAAAATCAGATTCAATGCCAGAACAACTGGATCTGTCACTGCTGCAGGTCTTGCTGGTACTGTATATCCAAGACCAGACTGTTTTTATGTTCACAGACCATTTGATGGTGGAGTTCAATTGGGTGTTGGTGGACCATCTCACGGTGCTCACGCAGTTCGTCAATCTAAAAAGTATATTAGATATCAATCAGGTAAAGGTGTAATGTATACAACTGGTGCATTATTTGCACCAAGTTACGATTTGAGAACAGTTTCTGCCGCAGGAACTTCAATTGGAAGTCTCGTTACAATGACAACCGATGATACAGAACATGGATTGCAGGTTGGAGCAGAGGTACAAATAAGTAATGTAACCTCTCCTGGATACAATGGACATTATACTGTAAATAGTGTCATTAACGAAAATACATTTACAGTATTAGCAACAAATGTTCTTTCTACGACTCAACCAATTCTAGGAAGACCACCATCAGTATCACTTTATAAATGGAAGGGTGCAACAGTTCGTGCTGGAGCATTTGATGACCAAAATGGTATTTTCTGGCAGTATGATGGGAATAGTTTGTCTGTTGGTCTCAGATCTGCAACTTTCCAACTAGCAGGTACAATTTCTGCTACTCCAGATTCTAATTTTGTTTCTGGAGCAAATACAAGATTTGTTGACCAATTAATTGTTGGAGATAGAATAGTAATTCGTGGAATGACTCACGTAGTTACATCCATTATTGGAGATAATGGAATTACTGTTTCTCCTGATTTTAGAGGTGTAACTTCAATTTCTGGTGCAAAGGCAACTTTAGTTCAGGATACTATTATTCCACAATACCAGTGGAATATTGACCGTGCTGATGGAACAGGTGCAAGTGGTTATGAGATTGAAATTAATAAGATGCAGATGATTGGATTCCAGTACACATGGTATGGTGCTGGATTTATTGATTGGATGCTTCGTGGACCAGATGGAAACTATTTATTTGTACATAGATTAAAGAATAATAATAAAAACACTGAAGCATACATGAGATCTGGTAACTTGCCAGTTCGTTACGAAGTTATAAATGAAGGTCCAAAGACAAGTCTCGCTTCCAATATTACAAATTCACAAACATCAATTCCACTACTTGATGCTTCATTATATCCAAATACTGGAACAATTTATGTAGACAATGAACTTATAAATTATACTGGAAAATCAGGTAATACCCTCACTGGAGTGACAAGATCTGCAACTTTTGGAAATTATTCTTCTGGTTCATTTAGAAACTATACTGCAGGGTTAGCAGCATCACATACTCAAGGTACTGGAGCAATTCTTTTAAGTAACACAGCAACACCAGTTATTAGTCACTGGGGTTCTGCTTTTCTTACTGATGGTTTATTTGACTCTGATCGTGGTTACATTTTTAACTACCCATTTGTTGGTGGAACAATATCAACAACAAAAGTAACTACATTCATGATTCGTCTTGCTCCAAGTGTTTCAAACGCAATTACTGGTGATTTAGGACAAAGAGAATTGATTAACAGAGCACAATTGCTTCTTAAGTCTCTTGAATTTACTCCAACTGGTGGTTCAACATCACAAGCAGTTATTATTGAAGGTATTTTAAATCCTTCAAATTATCCATCAAACCCAGCAAGTGTCCAGTGGTTTACTCTTACTTCTCAGGGTGCTGGTGGACAACCATCATTTGCTCAAATTGCTAACGCATCTTCAATTACATGGGAGGGAGGAGCACAAACCATAAATGCAACCACTACATTAACTCAGAATTATTTCACACAGTATCAAGTTTTTACTAATACTGATGTTGCAAACGTTAGAATTGGTTTCTTTGTCAGTGGCACTGGAGTTCCTGGAGGAACAAGAGTTATCAACATATTCCGATATGATGCGACTAGAAACTATGTTCAGTTTTCTAACTCAGTAAACTCTGGACCAAGTGGTACTACTTACACATTTACTTCAAACACAGTATCTGCTGCTCCAGGTGAAACTGTTTTCTCATTCGTTGCTACTGCAGTAGATAAATCAACTATTGATTTATCAGAATTGAAGGAATTAAACAATACTCCAATTGGAGGAAGGGGAACCTTCCCAAATGGTCCTGATGTACTTGCAATCAACGTTTATTTAACAACTGGTTCCAACATTACAGGAAACCTAGTATTACGTTGGGCAGAGGCACAGGCATAAATACCACTAAAGAGAGGAAAATATTGCAATGGCATCACCCAATTCTCGTCAGGGTCTTATCGAATACTGTCTCAGAAAACTGGGGAAACCAGTTTTAGAGATAAACGTTGATGATGACCAAATTGGAGATTTAGTTGATGATGCCTTGCAATATTTTCATGAAAGACATTTTGATGGTATTGAAAGAGTATATTTAAAACATAAATTACAATCAGAAGAAAGGGAAATAATAAGATCTGGAACACAATCAACTTCTGGAATTTCTACTGTTGGAGTAACAACTGTCACATATGAAGAATCTACAAATTTTATTGCACTTCCAGACACAATCATTGGAGTCAATAACGTATTTAAAGTAGATTCAAGCACAATTTCTAGTGGTTTATTTAATATTAAATATCAAATATTTTTAAACGATTTATATTATTATGGTGCATTGGATTTATTAAATTATGGAATGGTAAAAACACATTTGGAGGATATAAGCAGGATTTTGACCCCAGATGTTCAATTAAGATTCAATAAAAAGCAGCATAGATTATACTTAGATATTGATTGGCAACAAGTTTCAAACCAATATATTATTTTAGATTGCTATAGAATAGTAAATCCAAATGATTTTCCAAAAGTATATAATGATTTCTGGTTGAAACGTTACTTAACTGCATTAATAAAAAGGCAGTGGGGACAAAATATGATTAAATTTAACGGTGTTCAGTTGCCTGGTGGAATTACATTAAATGGAAGACAGTTATATGAAGATGCAATAAGAGAATTAGAAGAAATCGAAAGAGCACTTAAGACAGAATACGAACTCCCACCAATGGATATGATTGGATAATGGCACCATTAAATTCTTACTTTCTACAGGGTTCACCAAGTGAACAAAGACTAATTCAAGATTTAATTAATGAACAATTGGTAATCTATGGGCAAGATGTAGTATACATGCCCAGAAAAATTATTAATGAGAAAAAAATAATTAAAGAAATAATAGTTTCCAAGTTTGATGATAGTTTCAGATTGGAAGCATATATATCAACCTTTGATGGATTTGGTGGAAATTCTGATATTCTCAGCAAATTTGGTGTAAGGAGCACTGACCAAATAACTTTTATTATTTCCAAGGAGAGATACGAAGATTTTATTACTCCAAAATTAAGTTTGTTCAGCAAAGAAGTAATAAAAACTGCAAAAAGACCTCAAGAAGGAGATTTGATTTATCTCCCATTAGATAATGCTTTATTTGAAATTAAATATGTTGAATCAAAGACTCCATTCTATCAATTAAATAATCTTTATGTATATGAATTACGTTGCGAACTCTTCGAATATGAAGATGAAATAATTGACACAGGATTAGATGATGTTGATAAGAATGTAAAAGATTTTGGTTATATTGCCACTTTACAGATGGTTGGTGCTGCTGCATCTTCTGCTTCACTTTCTGTAGGATTAGCAACATCAAGGTATCCTGGAATTTCAGGAAAATCTGTAGCAAGAATTGATATACTTAATGGCGGAAATGGATATAAGTCTCCACCATTAATAACATTCTCAAAACCAGGAGGATTTGGAGTAAGAGCAGAAGCAATATCTGTTTTAGATAGAGGGTCAATAAGTAAGATACTTATTACAAATCCAGGAATTGGATATACAATTCCACCAACAATAACCATAAAGAATAATAGTTCTAATGGAAGTGGTGGAATAGCAACAGCAATTATAGAGAATGGAGTACTCGCACCAGTAATTATAAACTCAGGTGGAGTTGGATATTCTACTGTTCCAAAAGTTAGATTCTCTGCTCCAGTAGATCCAAATTCTCCATTCCCATTATCTGGAATTAATTCTGCTACTGCAGAAGCAATATTGACATCTACTGGCATTGTTACTGCTGTCAGATTCACAAATGCTGGTTCGAATTACCATTTATCTCTAGCAAATCCACCAACAATACAAATAGATTCTCCAGTAGGAATATCAACAGGAGATTATGAATTCAATGAAGTAGTTAGAGGAGTTTCAACTGGAACTAGTGCATATGTTAAGAATTGGAATTATGAAACTAGAACATTAAAAGTTTCTATAATGAGTGGCAATTTTGCTTTAGGAGAAACTATAGTTGGTGCAGGAGCAAGTTATAAAGTATTATCAGTTATTACAGATAACCTTTATGATAATTTTGCAGAAAATTTTGCAATTGAAGAACAGGCAGATAATATCGTAGATTTTTCTGAAAAGAATCCGTTTGGGGAATTCTAAATATAATATACTAGTATTAATGACATGTTTGGAAAATACGCATATAACGAAATAATTAAAAGGACTATTGTTGCATTTGGAACGTTATTTAATAACATTCAAATAAGACATAAAGATGGTTCAGATAATGATATTAGTCTAATCAAAGTTCCAATTGCGTATGGTCCAATACAAAAGTTCTTGGCAAGATTGGATGAAAAACCAGATCCAAGAAACAGAGTAGCAATAACTCTACCAAGAATGGCATTTGAGATGACCAGTATTCAATATGATGCATCAAGGAAAGTATCGACAATACAAACTTTTCAAGCAAATAAATCTGGAACTGGACCTGTTCAGGTTTATATGCCAGCACCCTATAATATAGGAATACAACTTAGTATTATAACTAAGTATCAAGATGATATGCTTCAAATAATTGAACAAATTCTTCCATATTTTCAACCACAATTTAATGTAACTGTAGATTTAGTAAATTCAATTGGAGAGAAAAGGGATATACCAATAATTTTAGAGGGCATTTCAATGTCCGACGATTACGAAGGTGATTATTCCACAAGAAGAAGTTTAGTATATACTTTGAATTTTACTGCAAAAACTGCAATTTTTGGTGCCATCTCAGATACAAAAGGACCAATTATCAAAAAAGTACAGGTTGATTATTATACAAATACAGAAAGAGCAAACGCATCTAGACAACTCAGATATACTGTAGAACCAAGACCAATAAAAGATTATAATAATGATGCAACTACAGTTTTAACAAGAGCAGTTGATGAAAGTGATGTGCAAATTTTAGTGGCAGATTCAACATCATTAGTGGTAGAAAAATATATTATGATAAATGATGAGGAAATGTTAGTTAAAGCAATCAATGGGAATACAGTTGATGTAGTAAGAGGTCAGGACCGTACAATAAAAGCAGTTCATGAAGAAGGTGATGCGATTAACATAATAAATGATGCAGATAAAGAATTAATTCCATATAACGATGAATTTGGATTTGATGAAGAATATTTTGATTTTGGTGACGGTAGGGTGTTTAGTTCCAGAAAAGGGGTTGATTTGTGATGAATGATTTTGATGCAATAGATCAATCACTTGAAATTGAATCAACAAAGATTTCAAGTGAAATAATTAGTGGCAATTCTTCCAATTTAGCAAAATCCCCAAAGAAGGGTGATAGTGAAAGTGATTATGACTATGATTATACCAGAGGTCAATTATATTCACTCATAGAAAAAGGACAAGAAGCAATTGATGGTATTCTTGAAATAGCACAACAATCAGATTCTCCTAGAGCATTTGAGGTTGCTGGTCAGTTAATTAAAAATGTAGCAGATACAACTGATAAGTTATTGGACCTTCAACAAAAAATGAAGAAATTAAAAGAAGAAGATCCATCAGCACCAAAAAGTATTACCAATAATAATACTTTATTTGTTGGTTCTACGGCAGAACTTCAAAAACTATTGAAGCAAAATATGACACAAGCAGAAGATTCTAAATAATAATTAGAGAACTTATTCTTAAGAATGAAAACTTTTTCACAATTTCTTCTAGAAGCAACTGACCCAAAGGGACCTATCAAAAAGTATATGTCCCCAGAGGAGATTGCGAAGAAGCATAAAATCTCTCTTGATACTTTAGAACCAGAATTAAAATTGGGAATCAAGGTTGAGGGGGAGCATACTGGAAGCAAAAAAATGGCAAGGATGATTGCCCTTCAGCATTTGGAAGAACTTCCAGATTATTATACAAGATTGAAAAAAGCAGAGAAAGTTAATGAAGAAACAAAAAGTGGTGATGATTCTTTGCGTGACTGGTTTACTAAGAGTCGCTCTTCTGATGGCACCCCTGGTTGGGTTCAACTGGGTGGTAAATATGCGGGAAAACCCTGTGCCAAACAACCAGGACAAACCACAAAACCAAAGTGTGGTTCCAGCAAAATGAAGGCATCCCTCTCCGATGATGAGGAGCAAAAGGCATTTGAACGTAAGAATCGTCAGGACCCAAATCCTGATAGAGAAGGCAAGGCAAAGATGATTGCCACTGAAAGCAGCAACCCATTGATGATGGATATGCCAAAATCACAATCAGCATACGAAAAACTTGCAACGGACTTGGCAACTGATTTAAAGAAACAGGTAACTCTTAAAAGTGCAAAAAATGCTCGCATCATGCAGCAAGCATCTCAAAATAAAATGACAGAAGAAAAAGATGCTTGTTACTCAAAGGTAAAGTCTCGTTATAAGGTTTGGCCCTCTGCATATGCCTCTGGTGCTTTAGTTAAGTGTCGCAAAGTTGGTGCCAAGAACTGGGGTAATAAGACTAGAAAAGAATCTTATGATTACTCCAACTGGAGAGAAGAATTTAAAGCAACTGAATATGAGTTCTTTGATGTAATTAAACCAGAACCACTTAAGTCAAGTTCAGTAACTGAGAACTATACGAGGATACAGTCTCGTGGCACGACTTACAGTATACTGCTAAACTGGAGAGGAAAGAACCTGGGAGTTCAAATGTTCTTCCCACAATTTACAAGACCTTCTAAGGAACAGGTAACTTTCGAAGTATCTAAGATATATCCAGGTGCTATTGTATTATCTTTCAATCCATCAACAAAGGACCCAACAAAACCTTTATTATTTACTGGAGACCTAAATGGACCCAAATAAAATTGTTCTTGAGAATTTAACCAAAAACTTTGAGTATGAAAGAATCGCAAGAGAAATCGATGCGTGTGATGATGTAGATGACCTTAAAAATATCGCAAAATCTTATGTAAAACTTCACTTAAAATATCAAGAAACATTAGCAAGTTTGAATTTTAATAATTTATGACGGAAAAACATTATAAGGGCAATCCAAACCTCAAGGCAGAGAATGTCCAGATTGAATTTTCAACTGACCAAATTCAAGAATATTTAAGATGCAAAGAAGACCCAGTTTACTTTGCAATGAACTATGTCAAGATTGTTTCTCTTGATGAAGGTTTGATTCCCTTTGAAATGTATGATTTCCAGAAGGAACTTATTTCAAACTTCCACAATAATCGATTTAATATTGCAAAACTACCTCGTCAGACTGGTAAATCTACGACAGTGGTTTCTTATTTGCTTCACTATGCTTTGTTTAATGACAATATAAGAATTGCAATCCTCGCAAACAAAGCAGAGACTGCAAGAGAACTTTTGGGAAGATTGCAACTTTCTTATGAAAACCTGCCAAAGTGGTTGCAGCAAGGTGTTGGTTCTTGGAATAAAGGTTCTCTCGAACTTGAGAATGGTAGCAAAATTGTAGCAGCATCTACCTCATCATCTGCTGTTCGAGGAAACTCATTCAACATCATCTTCCTGGACGAATTTGCGTTCATTCCAAATCACATTGCAGAACAGTTCTTTAGTTCTGTATATCCTACCATTTCTTCTGGTAAATCAACTAAAGTTATAATCATTTCAACCCCTAACGGGATGAACATGTTTTATAAACTCTGGCATGATGCAGAGAGGGGAAGAAATGGTTATATTCCACTAGAAGTTCACTGGAGTGCTGTTCCTGGTAGAGATGCTGCCTGGAAAGAAGAAACTATCAGGAACACTTCTGAACGTCAGTTTACTCAGGAGTTTGAATGCGAATTCCTGGGTTCAGTTGATACTTTGATTGCACCATCAAAACTTCGTTCAATGGTCTATGAAGACCCATTAACTTCAAATAAAGGTCTTGATGTTTACGAGCATCCAGAGAAAGACCATACTTATATGATGACAGTTGACGTTGCTAGAGGAACAGGAAAAGATTATTCTGCTTTTGTTGTTGTTGATATTACTTCTTTCCCATATAAACTAGTAGCAAAATATAGGGATAATGATATAAAACCAATTCTATTCCCTTCAATTATTGATAAAGTAGGAAGAGCATACAACTATTCTTATGTTCTTGTTGAAGTGAATGATATTGGTGAACAAGTTTCCAATATGCTTCATTTTGATTTAGAATATAGCAATCTTTTAATGTGTGCGATGAGAGGTCGTGCAGGACAATTAGTTGGTCAAGGATTTTCTGGAAAGAAATCTCAACTTGGTGTGAAGATGTCTAAGAATGTCAAAAAGGTTGGGTGTTCGAACCTTAAGACTATAGTAGAAGACGATAAGGTGATAATTAAAGATTATGATGTTATCAGTGAATTAACCACATTCATCCAACGCAATCAATCATTCGAGGCAGAAGATGGTTGCAATGATGACCTTGCAATGTGCCTGGTTATTTTCTCTTGGCTAATCGTTCAACCTTATTTTAAGGAAATGACCGATAATGATATTCGTAAGAGAATTTATGAAGAGCAGAAAAATCAAATTGAGCAGGATATGTCCCCATTTGGTTTTATATCTGATGGATTAACAGAAATGGAAACTAGTTTTGTAGATAAAGATGGAGATAGATGGCATCTTGATGAATATGGAGATATGGCATACATGTGGGATTACAGATAATGGATATAGAAGAGCAGTTTGAACGAGAGTATCTGTTTTTAACTGAAAGAACTTGTAGGGTCTGCAAAGAAACTAAAGATTTAATTGATGGTTTTTACTTGACTCGTAAAGGCAGAGGAAGTATCCCATCCGCATATTCTTATGAATGCAAATCATGTACCATAAAAAGAATACAGGAAAATAGAAAAATCTCACATAAAATAGCAGATAAATGGGAATACCCAGACTGGTAATTTGTTCACTGGCAGTTTCCCCAATATAAAGTTATCAAATAATAAATACTTTTAGACTAAATGAACTTCTTTAAGAGGGGAAACAAATGGCGTTAAATTTAGTATCACCTGGGGTAAAAATAAGAGAAGTTGACTTAACTGTTGGCAGAATTGATGCAGTTACCGACCAAGTTGGTGCATTTGCTGGTCCTTTTGAAAAGGGACCAATTGGTATTCCAGTGCTAGTAGAAACAGAGCAGGATTTGCTTAATGTTTTCGGAAAACCATTAGAAGCAGATGGGCAAAATGAGTATTGGTTATCGGCATCATCATTCTTGTCCTATGGTGGTGTTCTAAGGGTTGTTAGAGCAGATGGACCAACTCTTAATACAGCAAATACAGATTCACTTACATCACTAAAGATAGAATCAGACGAAGATTATAATAACAATAATATTAATGATACAAACTGGGAGTATGCAGCAAAGACACCAGGAACTTGGGCAAATAATCTAAAGATTTGTACAATTGATGCATTTGCCGACCAAATTATTACTGGAATTGGAACTACTGCAAAGCAAACTACAGTAGTAACCAACGTTGCAACAAAAACTGGAAATCTAGGCATCACTACAAATTTAATTACTGGAATAACAACCTCTTCTTTGGTTGTTGGAAATAGAATTGATACTGCATTTTTCCCATCTCTGACAAATATTGCATCAATAGGAAGCAGTTCAATAACACTTAGCAGCAATTCAACAAATACTTCAGTTCAAACTGGTGCTTCATTTACTTTCACACAAGTAGATACAGTAACCGTAGCAACTGATGTTCAGGTTGGTTATGCTGTAACTCAAAGAGTTTCTGCACAGTATGCTAGCAACGGTGTTGTAAATACATTTGAAGGATTCATCAGAGGTGTAATCACTCAAGTTGGAAGAGAACAAATCAGTGTAAAGATTACAGATAGAGTAAACCTCAGTAATGTATCGGAGTCTATTGAATATAAGAATCCAGGAGACGATACAAATAGTTACTCATTTGCAAGTACACAAGATGTAAATATTGTTACTTCTGCTGGTATTACTACAGCATCATTCTCAACTGGATTAGGAACACAGGATTGGTATGACCAACAAACACTTGGTCTATCAAATGCAACCATTTATTGGAAGTCCATTGCACCAAAACCATCCACATCACAATATGCATTAGAAAGAAATTCAAAAAATGATCACATCCATATTGTGGTTGTTGATGACAGTGGAAAACTAACTGGAACTGCTGTCAATATCATTGAAAAGTATACTTTCTTATCTAAAGCACTAGATGCTAAGATTAGTCCATCTCAAGCAATTTACTATAAAAATTATATTTCAAATAATTCCCAAAACATTTATGCTGGTGCTATTAGAACAAATATATCTTCTAGCTTAATTCCAAATAGCACAAATGTTAAGGCATTTACTTTGGAACTTGGTACAGTTGGAACAAATGCCCAATCAACCAAATTTAGTGTTGCTGGAAACAAATCATACACGTTAACTTCTGGTTTGGACTATTCCAATTCTGGTGGAATGTCTGCAACTCTATCATCTATTATTTCTGCTTATAAGAAATTTGAAAATCCAGCAGAATATGCGGTTGATTTCCTCATTCAAGGTCCATCAGGCGGAACTACAATTTATGAATCTCAAGCAAAAGCAAACGCATTGATTGCAATTGCAGAAGATAGAAAAGATTGTATTGCTTGCATTTCCCCACACAAGGAAGATGTAGTAACATCATCAAATTCGACAACTCAAACAAATAAGATAATTGAATTCTTTGAACCATTAACTTCTTCATCATATGCAGTTTTTGATACTGGATTTAAGTATACTTTAGATAGATTTAATAATAAGTTTTTATATCTTGCAACAAATGCGGATATTGCTGGATTGATGGCAAGAACATCAAATCTGAATTATCCTTGGTTCTCTCCTGCAGGTTCTGTAAGAGGTTCTTTAAATAATGCCATTAAGTTAGCATATAATCCATCACAAACTCAAAGAGATCTTCTTTACTCCAAGAGAGTAAATCCAGTGATTGCTTCCCCTGGTTCTGGAATCATTTTATTCGGTGATAAGACTGCACTTGGATATCCATCTGCATTTGATAGAATTAACGTCCGTCGTTTATTCTTGACTCTAGAAAAAGCAATTGAAAAGGCAGCAAGAGCACAATTATTTGAATTTAATGATTTAATCACAAGAACAAACTTTGTAAATATTGTTGAGCCTTACCTACGTGATGTAAAAGCAAAGAGAGGAGTATCAGAATTTGTAGTTATTTGTGATGAGTCAAATAATACTCCAGATGTTATTGACTCAAACCAATTCAAAGCAGACATTTTTGTAAAACCAGCAAGGTCAATTAACTTTATTGGTTTGACATTTGTTGCCACCCGCACTGGCGTCAGCTTCTCCGAAGTAGTCGGAACTGTTTAATTTCATAGAGGTATCTAAAAATGTCAAATTCAAACACTAATAATTTACCAAGTTACACTCAAAGAACAGTAAGTGACTTCAAATCCAGATTAGTTGGTGGTGGAGCAAGACCGAATCTTTTTGAATGCGAACTTAGTTTTCCTGCAGGACTCGGCATCGTAACAGACGATGATTACAGATTTATGATCAAAGCAGCAAGTCTTCCAGCATCAAACATTAATGTAATTGATATTCCTTTCAGAGGAAGAAATTTAAAAATTGCTGGAGATAGAACATTCGATCCATGGTCAATCACCGTAATTAATGATACTAACTTTAAGATTAGAGATGCATTTGAGAAGTGGATGAACTTCATGAATAGGCATGATGATAATGCTGGTGTCATTACACCTGCTGCATATCAGACTGAAATGAAAGTACACCAATTAGGAAGAGGAGTTATTGCACCAAGTTCATCTGCTGGAACACTTCCGTCAACAAGTGATGCTATTCCAGTTTTGAAGTCATATAGATTCTATGGTTGTTTCCCAACAGCAGTTAGTGCAATTGAGCTTTCATATGATAGTGCAGATTCTATTGAAGAATTTACCGTTGACTTACAAGTTCAATGGTACGATTCATTGGAGGGTTCATCTCAGGATAGTATTTTAGGAAATCAAGAGACCTTCTGAAGTAATATAAATACTAAAAACGTCTATTTTTTGAAAAATGCCTAAATTATTTGGTTACAAATTTGAGGATAAGGGGAGAGATGAATCCGATAAGATTCTTTCCCCTGTTCCTCAAAATGATGAAGACAAATCTGATTATTATATTTCCAGTGGATTTTATGGTCAGTATGTAGACATTGAAGGTGTATATAAAAATGAGCAAGATTTAGTAAGAAGATATCGTGAAATGGCACTTCACCCAGAGTGTGATAGTGCCATTGAAGATATTGTAGATGAGGCAATTGTTTCGGATTTGAATGATTCTCCCGTAGAAATAGAACTTTCAAATCTTCCTGCATCAGATAAACTCAAAGAAGCAATTAGAGAAGAATTTAAATATATTAAAGAAGTCATGGATTTCGATAAGAAAGCCCATGAAATTTTTAGGAATTGGTATATTGATGGAAGACTGTATTACCATAAAGTAATCGATGTAACCAAACCATCAGAAGGAATTAAAGATATAAGATATATTGACCCATTAAAAATTCGTTTAATACGAAAATTAAAGAATGACAAGCAGACATTAACTGGAACACTTAATAATATTATAAACAAAGATAATAGTATTGATTTTACCAATCCAGAGATAGATGAATTTTACGTTTATAACCCAAATGCTGCTTTGCAAACTGGTTCAAACCCAGGTGCATCAGGGGCATATAAAAATGATGCCAGAATGGTAAGACTATCGAAAGATTCAATAACTTATATTACCTCTGGATTAGTCGATAGAAATAGACAAACTGTATTGTCATACTTACATAAAGCAATCAAGGCACTCAATCAATTAAGAATGATTGAGGACTCTCTGGTTATTTACAGATTGTCTCGTGCTCCCGAACGTCGTATTTTTTACATTGATGTTGGCAATCTTCCAAAAATTAAGGCAGAGCAATATCTTCGTGATGTAATGAATCGTTATAGAAATAAACTTGTCTATAACGCAGATACTGGAGAGATTCGTGATGATAGAAAATACATGGCAATGCTTGAAGATTTTTGGCTCCCCCGTCGTGAAGGTGGTAGAGGAACTGAAATCACCACTCTTCCTGGTGGTCAAAATCTCGGAGAACTTGCAGATATTGAATACTTCCAGAAAAAATTATTCAGATCATTAAATGTTCCAGAAACAAGAACCAATTCTAGTGGTGGATTTAGTTTAGGTCGTTCATCAGAAATTTTAAGGGACGAGGTAAGGTTTACAAAGTTTGTTGGAAGATTGAGAAAAAGGTTTGCAAACTTATTCAATGATATTTTAAGAACTCAGTTAATTCTCAAAAACATAGTAACTCCAGAAGATTGGAACACTCTTTCAGATCACATCCAATATGATTTCCTTTACGATAATCACTTTGCTGAATTAAAAGAAAGTGAGTTGATGAATGATAAACTTGCTGTAGTTGCAGCAATGGAACCTTATCTTGGGAGATACTTCTCGGTTCAGTATGTTAGAACTAAGATTTTGAAGCAGACTGATGGAGATATTATTGACATTGATAAGCAAATTAAAACTGAAATAAAGAAAGGTATCTTGCCAGATCCAAATGCAATGCAGCAAGAAATGACTGCCCCCCAAGAACAACCTATGGGGGCACCTCAACC